TTAGCCGAAGACCTTGATGAAAAATACATGGCTACGCTGTCAAGTGATTTATTAGAAGATTTTAGTAACGACGTTAATTCAAGAAAAGACTGGCTAGAAACTTATGTTGATGGCTTAGAACTTTTAGGACTTAAAATAGAAGAAAGGTCCGAACCATGGGAAGGCGCATGTGCTGTCTATCACCCACTACTCTCCGAAGCATTAGTTAAATTCCAAGCTGAAACAATGATGGAAACTTTCCCCGCCGCAGGCCCGGTGAAGACATCTATTATTGGTAAAGAAACCGAGGAATGTATTGAGTCTGCTGCGCGCGTGCAAGAAAATATGAATTATCAACTCATGGATAAAATGCCAGAGTATAGACCAGAGCATGAAAGAATGTTATGGGGTTTAGGATTAGCAGGTAATGCATTTAAAAAAGTTTATTATGACCCGGCACTAGAAAGACAAGTATCTATATTTGTTCCGGCTGAAGATATGGTGGTTCCTTACGGAGCATCTAATCTAGAAACAGCTGAGCGTGTAACTCATGTTATGCGTAAGACAGAACAAGAAATTCACACCCTACAACATATGGGATTCTATCGTGACATAGAATTAGGTGAGCCAGAATATGATTTAGATGAGGTAGAGAAAAAAATAGCTGAGCAAATGGGCTTTGATGCTACTAATGATGACCGATATAAAATATTAGAGATGAACGTTAACCTTGATTTAGAAGGTTATGAAGATGAAGATAAAGATGGCAAAACAGGAATAGCGCTACCTTATATTGTAACTATTGATAAAGGCACGCAAGAAATATTAGCCGTACGTCGTAATTGGAAACAAGAAGATAGTCAACAAAAACGTCGTGAGCATTTTGTTCACTATGGTTACATCCCGGGATTCGGATTTTACTGCTTTGGATTAATTCATCTTATTGGTGGGTTCTCTAAATCAGGCACTATATTACTTCGTCAGTTAGTTGATGCAGGTACACTATCAAACTTACCCGGTGGATTTAAAGCTAGAGGCTTACGAATTAAAGGGGATGATACACCAATTGGACCAGCAGAATGGCGCGATGTAGATGCACCAGCTGGAACACTTCGAGACAACTTAATGCCATTACCATATAAAGAGCCAAGTCAAGTGCTTGCAGGTTTAATGGATAAAATTATTGAAGAAGGCAGGCGCTTTGCTTCTGCTGCAGATATGAAAGTATCTGACATGTCAGCTAATTCTCCAGTAGGTTCTACACTCGCTATACTTGAGCGAACATTGAAAGTAATGTCAGCAGTTAATGCTCGTATCTATTACTCAATGAAGAAAGAGTTCTTATTACTTAAGAATATTATTAGAGACTATACAGACCCTGATTATCAATATGACCCAGCAACAGGAACACCCGGAGCTAAACAAGCAGACTACGATAGGGTTAATCTAATACCCGTAGCTGATCCTAATGCTGCAACGATGGCGCAGAAGGTTGTGCAATACCAAGCCGTTATGCAAATGGCTCAACAAAATCCTGACATCTATGACTTAAAAGAACTTAATATACAAATGCTAGAAGTGCTAGGGGTTAAAAATATACCCAAACTTGTTCCCACTGACGACGATGCGAAACCACTAGACCCTGTATCAGAGAATATGAATATAGTAAATAGTACACCAGTTAAAGCATTTTTATTCCAAGATCAAAAAGCTCATATTGAGGTACATAGGACATTTAGAGATGACCCTCTTGTCCGTGAGATGCTAGGGCAGAACCCGAAAGCGCCTCAAATGCAGGCAGCGATGGAAGCTCATCTAGCAGAGCATTTAGCTTTTGAATATAGAAAACAAATTGAAGTACAACTCGGCGTCCCACTTCCAGAAGAAGACGAAGCGATACCAGAAAATATTCAGAATCAAGTAGCAAGACTGTCTGCTGATGCAGCACAAAAACTTCTACAGCAGAATAAATCCGATGCTCAACAAAGACAAGCTCAACAAGCGCAAGAAGATCCATTGATTCAAATGCAACAAGCTGAACTTGAGCTTAAGAAACAAGAAACTCAAATGAAAACACAGAAAACAATGGCTGATATTGAACTTGATAAAGGTAAGTTAATGCTAGAGCAAGAAAAACTATCAACTAATGTTCAACGAGATATGATTTTAGAAAAAGCTAGAATTGAATCTAACGAACAAATTGCAGGAGCTCAACTTGGAGCTAAAGCAGTGACAGAGGATAAACAAATTAAGGCAAAAGAATTACTCGAAGGCGCTAAGATGGGTGTAGAAGTAGTAAGCGCTCGAAATCGTATTAAGTCTCAGGAAACTTTAGCTGGGGCACAAATGGGCGCAGCTGCAGTTAATAAGAAGCAAGATATAGCGCTTCGAGAAAAAGAATCTAAGGCGCGTAATGCGACTCAGGTAAAAGATACAAAACTTAAGGATGAAACTCAAATAAATATAAAGGAATAATATGATTAAGGAAACGTTAATGCTTCTATCCACCCAGATAGAGGAAAGACGCAAAGAACTATTAGAAAGTATGGGTAGGGGAACCAATAAATTTGAAGCTTATTTAGCAGCAACCGGAGAAGTGCGGGGATATCTGATTGTTCAATCTATGATTGGTGATGCTCTTAGAGCCCACGAAAAAGGCGAGGAAGATTTTGATTCTACCCCAACGGACAGCGTGGTGGAAAAATGAGTGATACCATTACAACCCCCGACAATAAAATAGTCTCCATATCTGGAGCTCCTATTAAAATTAAAAACACTAAAACTACTGAAGGCAAAAAGGTTACAGAGAAAGAGGCACTTGAAAAAATAGCTACTCAACTACCTGACGTTAAAGGCTATCGTATTTTATGTATTGTTCCTGAAGCAGAGGAAACATATGAGGGTGGTATTGTAAAATCTACAGAAATTAAGAAGATTGAAGAAGGTGCAACTGTATGTTTATTTGTTATGCAGTTAGGTGATTTAGCTTATAAAGATAAAGCTAGATTTCCAGAAGGCCCGTGGTGTAAAGAAGGAGACTTCGTTATAACCCGTGCTTACGCCGGTACTAGAATTAAAATTCACGGAAAAGAATTCCGCATTATAAACGACGATACCGTAGAAGCAGTGGTCGATGACCCTCGTGGCTACGAACGCGCATAGGAGAAAAGCATGGCTACTGAAATTGTAAATGAAATACCGGATAAAGAAGTAGACCTTATCGAAGAAGTAGAAGTAGATTTAGAAGCTAAAGAAAAACCAGAAAAACTAGAAAAATCAACTGCTGATGTTGAACGTGTAGTTCCTGAAAAACCAGAGCAGGAAGAACTTTTCGTTGAGGAGATAGATGACACTCCTCTTGAAGATAAGGGTAAAGAACCGCTGCCTGAAAAAATCGTAGCCGAGATAGAGAAAGATGATTTAGAGGGTTATTCTGATCGTGTTAAACAACGGATGGCTCAGCTTAAAAAAGTCTACCATGATGAAAGACGTGCTAAAGAAGCTTCCACTAGAGAACGCGATGAAGCTGTTGCTTATGCCCAAAAAATACACGCGCAGAACGACCAGCTTAAGCAAACTTTAAGTTCTGGGGAAGAAGATTATTTAAAAACTTTAAAGGGCAAATATGATTCAGATTTAGTGGCGGCTAAGAAAGATTATAGAGTAGCCTATGATTCTGGGGATACCGAGCAAATAGTGGAAGCTCAATCAGCTATGAACAGCGCCCAGTATAATGTTTCTTCTGCTCAGAATATTAAGCCCCAATATAAATATGATGGACAACCACAAGAAAATAGTGTACAAAGTAACTTAGACAGTTTAAAACCTAAAGCAGCCGCACCCGATTCAAGAGCCACAGAATGGCAGACTGAAAACGATTGGTTCGGTAAAGACGAAGAAATGACATCTTTAGCTCTAGGAGTACATGAAAGATTAGTCAGGAGTGGGATAGACCCCACCTCTGAAGATTATTACCTTCGTATAGATGAGACGATGCAAAAACGCTTCCCCGAAAATTTTGAGGGAAACTCGTCGGACGCTGAAAAACCAGCCCAACGCAAACCATCTAATATAGTAGCACCGGCAACCCGCAGCAATGCGCCAAAGAAAGTACGCTTATCAAAATCACAAGTGGCTTTAGCTAAAAAGCTAAAACTCACACCGGAACACTATGCTAGAGAACTTTTAAAATTGGAGAACGCAAATGGATAAGGCAATAGAAAAAGAAACAATAAAAAGAACTGACCGAGAAATGGAAAATCGAGAAAGTAAGGTTAAAGAATGGAAGCCAGCAAGTTCGCTACCAGAATTTATCCAGAAAGCTGGATGGTCTTATAGATGGGTTAGAAGTTCTTTATTAAATGAGCCTGATAACATGAACGTTTCTGCAAAAATGCGTGAAGGCTGGGAACCGGTAAAACATTCGGAACACCCAGAGATTCAATTAGCGGCAGATCCTAATTCACAATACAAAGACGGTATTGAGATTGGTGGTGTGCTATTATGTAAAATCCCTAAAGAACTAATGGAACAACGTCAAGCTTATATAGACAAAGCAACGAGGCAACAAACTGAGGCAGTTGATGCACAGTACATGAATCAAAATGACCCTCGTATGCCTAAATTTGCTGAGGGCCAGGAATCTGGCGGTACCAAGTTTGGAAAGGGGAAATAAATAGGAGAAGTAATCATGGCAGCGACAGCAGCCCCTTACGGACTTAGAGCCGTAAACCATTTAGGCGGTACCCCATATGCGGGTTCGACTAGAATGTACCCTATTGCCTCCGCTCTAGCACAAAACATTTTCTACGGTGACGTAGTTGGTGTAGTAGCGGCAGGTGTAATACAACAAACTCGAACTACTGGTGCAGCAGGCGGAACAGCGTTTCTGGCAGGCACAGTAGGAGTATTTGTAGGATGTACATTCACAGACCCAAATTCGGGTAACATAACATTTAGACAGAACTGGCCAACAGGTACAGTCACAGCAGACGCATTAGCGTATGTTATTGACGACCCATCAGTTATATTCGAAGCTCAAGCGGACGCAACAGTAGCACAAACAGCTTTAGGCGCTTGTACTTTCTTTGCGGCAGTTCAATCAAGCGCTACAGGTAATACAACAACTGGCAATTCAACATCTGCAATAGACGCTACAGTAACAGTAGCTCAAGACGCATTTAAAATTGTTGGTTTTGTTGATTCACCAACTTCAACTGTTGGCGATTTATTTACCGATGTGCTTATTAAATTTAACCCAGTAGCACATGCATACACCTCAGGTGTTGGCATTTAATTAAGGAGAAATAATCATGGCAATTTCAAGAGCCCAGCTCCTTA